TGGTAATTGAGTTTTTAATACTGTTTTAGATATACTTTTTTTAATTAATATAAAACCAGCATCTCTATTTAAAAAATCAGTAGACATAGGGTCAATATAAACATCAAATGGTTCTATTCTTTTAAATATAACCTCTCCTCTACCTCTATCTAAATTTGGGTCTACATCTACTTGCATATAACCAACACTTTTTACAATTGAGTCTCTAATAACTTGAGAATATAAAGATTGACCTTTTGATAGATGCCAACAATACTCTGATATAGCAGAATGCATATGAGCTAAATCGTTATCACTGCCCTCTACACCAACTGCTTGCCACTTAGGAGATTTGTCTGTGCAAAAATAAAGCATCATTTCAACGACTGGAGCAATTCTATTTACTATAAAATCTGGCATACCAGCTTCTTGAAGTTTAACTTTTTCTTCTACAGTTAATTGGTCATTTAAATAAAAATCATAAGCTTGTTGGGAATCGGTTTCCCATTTTTGCCTATTGGAAGTATTTGCTTTTAAAAATAAATCTCTATTTTCTTGAGCAAGTTTATTAGGTTTTGCCATTAATAGTCATCTCCATCTTTTTCCTGTATTCTCATAAATTTATCCTTTAACCCATTCCCTGAGAGTCTCGCAATGATTTCGACCATTGCTCTGTAGCTTCGCTCCAAACCCTTCTGTCCGATTTGTACTTTTTTTTGTTGGTCAATGAGTTTAATAATAATTCCTTCCACCCTATCGAAGGATTCTCGTAATTCTTTTTGAAGTTCTTCTTGAATGAATTTATTTTGCTTCCAGATAAAAAAACCAAAAGCGATACACATTGAAATGGGAACTCCAAAAGTTTCAAGAATTTCAAATATATCCATGGCTTAATATTTCTTCTTAGCAACTTTTTTCCCAATTTTCTTTGCATACTTCTTAGCAGCCTTTTTACCCTTTACAGTATAATTAAATTTTTTATTTCCTACTCTTGGCATTTTTCCCCTTTTTAGTTTTAGCAATTTCACAACCACATTTTTTACAACATACATATTCTTGAGGAGGATGTGCAAGTTTTTCAAGAGCTTTAATTCTCTTATGATGTGTTTTAGCAATTCTTTTATCCGAAGCTTTTTCAATATGCTTCATAACTCCACCTATAACTGCTTTAACTATTAATGCTTGTATCATATTAACTTGTTATCCATGATTTTGCTTTTCTTTTTTTCTTATAATAAAATTCTTCATCTTTCTTCTTCTCTAATGAAGAAGGAGGAAAAGCATGTATGTTTGCATAATATAAACTTTCTATAGTATCATCATGTGCCATCTTACTTCCAAAAGTTAAAATTTCATGCAATAAGTCCTCTTGATTGTCTTTTACATGTACTAATCCCATACTAAATCTACTACTAAGTCCAGAATAAATCCTATTTCTTTTTTGTGTACCCCCAGGTTTTTGTGGAATTACACTTATATTAAAAGCATTTAATCTTCTTCTTTCATCGTTGAGTGCTTGAAAGATACTCCTATTCATAGCAACATCCTCAACTGTTGCAGATAAGCAATTAAACTGCTTATACTTCTGTATAATATAATCAACTACACCAATCTTTCCAATAATATTTCCACTACTATCTTTTGTACCTACAGTAGGAGCTCCTCTCTCCCTTACATAATCTAAAACATATAAGTTATTATCTGTGTCCACTGCTATTATCATAATTACACTATAATCAGAATACTTGTTATCTATGTCTGTAGCTGGGTCACAACCTATAAATGTGTTCACTGGTACCATCTCTCCCTCAATCTGTAGATAGTTTATTTCATCTTTGATATGAAAAGAGTTATCGTGATATTTTACATGTGCTTTATTAAATATAGAGTCTTCCTCTGATTGAACTTGCATCATATACTCTTGCCAAAATTTTTGAGGCTGTCCAGAGTCTTTATAAAATATTTTCTTTTCTTCTAATTTTGATAAGGGGAACCAATCAGTCCATAAAGATTCTCCACTATCTTGTATTGCTTTATATGTAATAACATTCCAAGCAAATTTTTTCTTTCTTTTCATAGCTTTAGCATGGTTGTCAAGAAGATTATTAATAAACGAATCGTAGTGGACGGGTGTGCCATTAACACGAAGACGACCTGTATGAGGTTCAAGTGCAGGATATACCACAGCTGTAACCAAGTTGGCATTCTTTTCTCTTGATTCTTTTGTAATAGTATTTGCTTCATGTTCAAAATCATCTAATACGATTAAGTCGTATCTTTTATGAAGCTTTGCTCCTCCTCTTATACCTGCAACATTTGATTTACTTATAAGTTTACATCCATTTGCAAGTTCAACATCATCTTCAGTCCACTTCCTTCCTTTTTGATTTCCAAAATAATATTTTACTTTTTCATTATATTCTATATGATATTTTATATAATCCATATTACCAGTAGCAAGTTTTTGTGTTGCTGATACCCAAGCATAAAAATGAATATCATCTTTAGGACAGAATAAAAAATCTTTTAAAATACTACATTTAGTAAGAACAGTTTTTCCGTGACCACGAGGAACTATTATTGCAAGTTGCTTACATTCTTTATCATCAATAGCATCTGCTATTTCATAATGAAAGAACGGAGTTTCACTTCTCATATAATCATCTGGTAGAAATAACTTACCAAATGCAATCATATCCTTTGAAGCAAGTTCAAGTGCTTTTTCTTCCTTTGACACATTATGAAAATTTACATTAACATTTTTACTCAATTAGTTCTCCATCAAATTTTTCTATTATTTCTTGGGCGAATTCACTTCTCCAATGCTTACAGCCTTTATCTACAATATTAGGAGGTATTTCTTTTGGTGTTTTAAACCAAGCACATTTACCTAATAGATTAATACCACCCTTTTTATGTAGACCACAATTCCAACAATTACTTTTCAACTTTGTTTGGAGGTGATTCACCTTTCTGTATAATCTTGCTAACAGTATCTTTCTTCCCATACTTACTATCAATAAATGCTTTAAAGTCTTTTTCTTTTCCTTCCATTTGAAGAAAATCGTGTATAGTCATTTCAACTAATGTAAGCCTTCTTGAAAACTCACTTACTACATTTTGAAGTAAAGTATTTACTTCCCCTTTGTTCATTGACATCTTATTGTCTCCTATTTAAATAATAACAACATTATTAACATTACGATTTTATCAACTACCCATAAGGTAATTAACAAATGTGTTCTATCTATAATTTTTTCCGTATTAGTTTTTTCCATCTATATATTGTCCCCATAGAGTAGTTCTACCTCTTATAATTTCAATTATCTCAACTTTATAATCTCCGTTGGTAAAAAAATCTATTATAGCAAATGCATGATTCCAATTAGTCAATCTACCACTTAACCAATCTTCATCTGCTTCTATATCTTTTAAGCAGCCTAAACTCCAACCACTAATAGTTCCGCCTACATTTGTTTTGGTATGTCTTTGTAGGTCGTGAGTATGTCCATACATAATACTTTCACCATAAACTTCAAGGTGTTTAAATGAATGATACTTGGACACAAACTTACCATGAGTAAAGTTAATTTTCCCAATCTTTAATAATTTTTTTCTATTGTAAGGATGGTATTCATAACCTCTTTTTTTTAATTTCAATGCTTCTTCAGTCATATAGTGGTCAAGATAAGGGTATCTAGTGACAAAGTTATCTAACCATACTTCGTGATTACCTTGAACAAAATGTCTTTCTTTGCATCCAGCTTTATCTAAAGACTTATCTATTTGGTCCATACCTTTATTAACATCTTTAACATCTTTATTTAACAATGGAATTAAATCTTCCATAGGTTTAGCATTTCTGCCTCTCCAGTAGTGAGTACTAAAATAAGACCATTCACCAGTATCACCTAAATCAATATATATATCTGGTTTTACAAGCTCTATTGCTTTACAAACAACATTAATAGCCTTCTGGTCGTGTAATGGAAAATGCTTGTCTGGTGTTACAATCGCACGACTTTTCAGTTTGTCTTTCATTATTCTCCTTTTGAATATAATTTATATTAGGATGAGATGAAGTCCAATAATTATTTGGAATTTTCACTGTCATCTGTAATCTCTTTTGGTCTTTCAGCTCCTAACATATCTGCTTCTTTGAACCCTTGAAACATACCAACTATACCTACATCTGTTTTTTTAACAGTAGTACCCAGTGTTCCAGTTGTTTTACCAAGTTCAACCACAGCTCTTAATTGAATATTCTCATCTTCGGAATGTTCTGCTAAAAGTTTAAGTCTTCTTAATATCCACTCATGGTCTATACCTTGAGATTTCGCAATATCCATAACGGATTTTTCTATTTCTTTCATAACTCTATCCTGTTTAATTAACATTACCGCTTTCTTTCGAACATTATGCTTACTATCAAAAGTTTGCTCATATGCTCTTTCTATAGCATTTCCTGCTGCAACCATTGTAGCAAACATTTTTTCTTTATTAGTTACAGTCTTTCTTTCTTTAACTCTACTATTTGTATTTTTAATTTTATTTGAAAAAGTATATCTATTGGGATGATTATCAAATATTGTATCCATTTCTGTTTTAGGTGAGATAATAAAGGTTCCTACTACTGTTCTTACATATCCATCGGAAAGTCTATAATTTCTTGAATCATTAGGGTGAGGTAATCCTTTTTTTACTTTTAATAATTGCACTACTCTTCCATCGTCTGAATATACCCAGTCTCCCTCATCTGCCTTTCTCCAATCTTGGACTACATCTATATCTGGATTTTTTATTTTAAATTCTTTAATACCATCATAAACATAGTGTTTAGTCTTTTTTATCTCTCGATATTCCATCATCTATCCCCAGTATTAATCTAATATATTCTTCTAAAAAGATTGCAAATGACTTAGGCATCATATAAATGTTACCTCCAACTTTAATAGGTGAACCCTTTCCCATAAACTCTAAAGTCTCTTTCATTTGTTTGTAGGTTAAGCCCATTAATTCTTCCATTACCTCGTCTGTTTTATCACTCATAACTACACAACCTTTTTATTAAGTACTTTCATGTAAAGACATATCTTATATTATATTATAATAGTATATATTAACACCAACTACATAAAAAAACCTATGCAAATTTAAAACCAGTTCAAGCACAAAACCTAATAAAAACAACATGGGTAGACGAGAAAATTGTAGCAAAATGATATGCGGTATATATTCACCTATGGTCGCCCTAAAGATGGATATTACTATCTTTTTTTATCTGATTTTTTAATTAAAATAGGAGGTTAGAACTATGCCTAAGATTGGTGATATAGTTTACACTTCATTCTTTTCTAATGATTCAGGTAGAGAGACTGTCATGGCTCTTGAGGTTACTGCTATTAATGGTAATCTTATAACATGTACAACTCAATCTACAGGTACATCAGCTCGATATAAGGCTGACATTGTTATGAAGAATGATAAGGCTCTTCGTGCAGCTAAAGTAGTATAGCACGACCCCTTCGGGGGATGTTACAATAAATTGACCATTAAACAAGGAGCCTTACTGTGATAATAATCAAATGTATGCCCACAATACTGTTGTATATATTACTAATAGCACACTCTTGGAACGGATATAATGTGTTTCCATTAACACTCTTGGTATTATTAACGATTCCATTGTGTATCCTTAAATGGTAGTTATTGGTGATATAATCATAAACATGGGTGATAACATCTATTTAGTATTATTTAGTTGTTATTGCCCTGTTTTGACTCAAATTTATATATTTCAATAAACAATAAAGGAGTAAATATGATTAAATGTATTTTAATTGTAGTGTTGTTTGCTTTTATTAGTGTGGTTGCATATGAACTTATCAATAGGTATAGAAACTCTAAATTCTAATTGAAAATCAGTTCAAAGGCTTTTAGGTGGTGTGCCTGGAAAACATCACCTTTAACCAATAGGGAGATATTATGACATTAAATGACCCAGAGTATACATATTGGTATCAAAAACATTTTGACTTCGATTGGACATGGAAAGAAATGGTATGCAAGAAAAATTTATATATATTAGGTGAATTAAAGTTAGTTGCAGGTGAATGCACTAATTCGACAACAATAAATAAATACTGGAGGCTCGAACAAGATGGAATTCAATAATAGTTGGTTAGTTCAAAGAGTATTAAAAGAACAGGATTATATAAATCCATTTGGTACTAATGTAGGTGATACAAAAATAGAATTCTTCGATAAATTTAATAAAGATTACCCGATGGATTATATGGGTGCAGCTGAATTTGAAAATGGTAGTATAGAAGATACATTATCATATATGTATAAACAAGATATGCATTTAGTTAAACATTCTTTATATTTAGAAAACTTTAAGGCAGCAGGTGTTGAAATATATATTTGGCATCCTGTTAAAGAAGAAACAAAAAATTATATTAACGATGTATTTCATTTATATAATAGTGGTGACCCTAAATCTGATTTAAAAAGGAAAGAAGTAAGTAAAAATGATTATGGTTCATTCTATCAAGAAGTAAATATGGATGCTGGTCATAATATTGGATGGCTATCTCTAACTAATAAATATATATTCTTCTTAAATGAAGAGAAAGCAAAAAGTTTCGGTAAATATATAGATGAGAAGGAGGAAATCAATGTCCAAAGCTAAACATAATAGAACTAAAAGAACTAAAAGTGGTCATAAGATTATCAGTTCTCATAATGATTGGAAAAAAAGAGCTGCACATGCTAAAGAACAAATTAGATTACAATTAGCTGATGCAGAAGCTGAAAGGATTTTAAAAGCATCAGGTGTTAATTTATTAAGTGGTGTTAAAAATTTGATTAATAAAACCAAGGAGAAGTTTAATGGAAAAAAAAGTGATAGCAATAAATGAAGACAGCAAATATTTTAGAATAACTGAAGGTTTCTGGGTTCAAAAATGGTTAAGAGTTATAACAGACCATATGTTGGCTCATAAAGAAGTAGCATCAAAAGATTTAGCAGACTATACTGATGGTTATATGTTTAGTGCTGAGACTACTTTAATTGAATTATTTTTGTGGTTAAAAAAAGAAGATAGACAGATGGTTGGTTGGGAACTATTAGAAACTCATGCTGTTGTTTGGGTTGCTAAAAAGGAATGGGAACTATGATTATCTGTAGTAGATGTGGCAGTGAAGATATTTGTGAACTGCAATGGCATCATGTAAATGAATATGTAGAAGTAAAAGGTCAAGTATATCATAAAATGGAAGAAGGTAATTACTTCAATTCATCTTATTGTGATAATGACTATCAGTGCCTAAATTGTTTAAGAACTGAAGGACTTAAATGTTCCGATGTGGAAACTAAAGATTTCTCAAATAAGCAAAAAAGGAGCAAAGATGGAATATAAAATAGTAAATGATAGTGACTTAACATATCTTGTTGTTGAATATAAAGGTGAAGCAGTAACATTACACCCTTCAACAAAAGAACATAGAATAATAAAAGATGGTATCTGCACTTTAGAAGATGACCATTGGACATTAAAGGATGATACACATGCTATAAGATGTGGTTGTGGTAAATGTCGTGGATT